GTGATAATTTAGATTTAACAGGCAATACGATCTCTGCAGTTAGAAATATTATCCCAGAAACAGATGATACTTACACCCTAGGTAATGAGTCCAACAGATTTTCTAGTATATTCGCAGGATCATCTATCCACATTAATGGTGGAACAATTACGTATGATCCAGTCGTTGGTTTTAGTCTTGGTACAGGATCTAATGGAAGTGGTTCTTTTGTAACATTAAATGGTTCTGAAACACTAGCTAATAAAACACTAACAACCCCAGTAGTAACAACAGGCTTAACTACTGGCAGTGCAAGTTTTAATTTATTAAATGATACAGCAACCACTGTTAATTTTGCAGGTGCTGCAACTACATTAAATATCGGTGCAAGTAGCGGTGGTGCCAACAGTCGTGGTGGCGTTACAACTGTCAACAACGATTTAACAGTTCTTGGTAATTTAGACGTTAAAGGAACTGTTTCCTTTGTTGAATCTACCACTGTTCAGGTAGCTGATAAGAATTTAGAGTTAGGTAAAGTAGATACACCAACTGATACTACAGCCGATGGTGCTGGTATTAGTGTTCGTGGTGGTGGTAATAGTACTAAATCGCTCACATGGGTTAGAGACACAGCTGCATGGACCAGCAGTGAGAAATTTTCTCATCAGGGTTTGGTTCCAACTAGCGGAACTGAAATAGACCAAATTAAGTCTATTACAAAGTCTTTGACTTTAACGACAGATTGGCAAGATACTGGCATCAGTTACAATGATTTAACAACTGGAACGTATATAATTCAGTTATTTGCAAACGATGCTGGTGTTGGTGGTACTAACTCAAATGAGTACTATTCTGGAACTATGTCCTGGTATAATGGCGCAACGGATTCTTCGGCAGAATTGCCGACCGATGAAATAGTTTTACATAGAGCAGGAGCTGGTGGTGAGGCTGGGTTATATTTAAGAACATATAGATCTTCAGCTTTAAATGGAACAAATTTAAAGTTGCAAATTTATTCAAATTCAAGTAATCCTTCTTCTTCGAACTACGTGTTCAAATTTAGAAAAATGATGTAAGATAAATAAACAAAAGAAAACCAAAAGGAGTTTTAAATGGCATTTAAGATAAAAGATGGCTTACGAATTGGTACAGTAGATGTATTTAATAATGCTGGTACATTACTAGTAAATTCGTCAACCGCAACAAAAGCGACTAACTTAGCAGGTGGTAACTCTACTACTCTAAAAGGTAGCTTACCATACCAAAGTGATGTAGATACTACAAGTTATCTATCTCCAAATACAGCAACGTCAATTAAAGTCCTTACTCAGACTGGTGATGGTACCAATGGTGCTCCTCCAGTATGGACAAGCGCAACAGGTACTGGTTCTGTTGTTTTTGCTACTAGCCCAACACTAGTAACTCCTACTCTTGGTGTTGCAACTGCCACTAGCGTTAATAAAGTAGCAATTACTGCACCAGCAACATCGGCAACTTTAACTATTGCTGATGGCAAAACTCTTACTGCTTCCAATACATTAACATTTACTGGTACCGACTCTTCTTCAGTTGCCTTTGGTTCTGGTGGTACTGTTCTTTATTCTGGTGGTGCTCTTGGAACACCATCTTCAGCTACACTTACTAATGCTACTGGTCTACCAGTTTCAACTGGTATTTCTGGTCTTGGTACTGGCATTGCTACGTTCTTGGCAACTCCAACTTCAGCAAACCTTGCTTCTGCTATTACTGATGAAGCTGGATCTGGTACTCTTGTATTCTCAAATAGCCCAACACTAGTAACTCCTACTCTTGGTGTTGCAACTGCCACTAGCATTAATGGTTTAACAATCACTTCAAGCAGTGGTACTTTAACTATTGCTAATGGTAAAACCCTTACTGCTTCTAATACACTAACCTTTACTGGTACTGATTCTTCCTCAGTTGCCTTTGGTTCTGGTGGTACTGTTGCTTATACTTCAAACAAACTTTCTGCGTTTGCTGCAACTTCTTCTTTAGAATTAGCTGGTGTTATCTCTGATGAGACTGGAACTGGTGTTCTAGTATTTGGAACTGCACCAACTTTCACTACTAGTATTGATGGTGGCGCAACTTTTGGTGCGTTTGCTTCTTCAACAACATTAACACTTGGTTATACTGGTTCTTCTGCCAATACTACCAATATTGCTACTGGCGCAACTGCTAACGCTACTACTAAAACTATTAACATTGGTACTGGTGCAGCATCTGGTGGTATTTCCAACGTAAACATTGGTTCTGCTGCTGGTACTGTTACTGTTAATAATGATTTAACAGTTACTGGTAACCTAGATGTTAAAGGTACTACAACCTTTATCGAATCTACCACTGTTCAGGTTACTGATAAGAATCTTGAAATTGGTAAAGTTGGTACTCCAACTGATGTTACTGCTGATGGCGGTGGTATTACTTTACTTGGTGCAACGAACAAAACTATCCTTTGGGATCAGGCAAATAGTAACTGGACAGCTTCTGAGAACTGGAACATTGCTTCTGGTAAAGTGTTCAAGATTAACAATACTTCAGTACTTTCTTCTACAACATTAGGTTCTACTGTTACTGGTTCTTCACTTACTAGTGTTGGTACTATCGGTACTGGTGCATGGCAGGGTTCTGTTATTGGTGCTACTTACGGTGGTACTGGTGTTAACAATGGCTCAAACACTATTACCATTGGTGGTAATGTTTCTACTGCTGGTGCTTTCACTACTAGTGGTGCTTATGCCTTAACATTAACTACTACTGCATCAACTAACGTAACACTACCAACTACTGGTACTCTTGCTACTTTAGCTGGCTCTGAAGCATTAACCAACAAAACTGTTAATGGCTTAACAATCACTTCTACAACTGGTACATTAACTCTTGTTAATGGTTCTACTCTAGCAACTGCTGGTGCTTATAGTACTACACTAACAGCAACTGGAACAACTAACGTAACACTACCAACTACTGGTACTCTTGCTACCCTAGCTGGAACTGAGACATTAACTAACAAGTCTTTCAATAGTGCTGTTAATTATCAAGCATCTGCAGTTACTATCGCCAATGATAACGTAGTACAAACAACTGTTGCTACTGTTTCAGCAACTGCTGTTGATTCTTGGGCAAAGGCTACTTATCGCTCTGCTAAATACCTTATCCAAGTTACTCAGGGTTCTAACTATCAGGTTAGCGAAATCATGGTTATCCAAGACGGCACTAATACATACATGACTGAATTTGCAGTTATTGAAACTAATGGCGTATTGGCTACATTTACAAGTAGTATCTCTGGTTCTAATGCTGTATTGACAGTAACCATGGGTTCTGCAACTTCTGCAACAATTAATATTCAGAGAACTCTATTGGTTGTTTAATATTTAATCTGGGGGCTGCTTAGGCAGTCCTCATTTCGTGGAAAATGAAACGAAATGGCAAATGAATTTAAAGTCAAAAATGGCCTGGTATTAACATCAGGCGATATAACTCTACCTGGATTATCTTCAGGTACGACAGTTTTAAAAGCATCTTCTACTGCTACTGGAATAATAACTCTTCCAGCAACTACAGATACATTAGTTGGCAAAGCAACTACAGATACGCTAACAAATAAAACCTTAACAAATCCAACAATTAATGGTGCCACATTAACTGGCACTGTAACGATTGATGGAATTCGATATCCAGGTTCAGATGGAACCACTGGCCAAATTTTATCAACAAATGGTAATGGTCAATTAATATTTACAGATATAGTCAATGTAGGTGGATATAATAATTCATCTTTTACATCATTTCCAAATGGAGATTTTCAAGGAACAGAATCTTATGTCGGTGATGCTGGGAATTCTGCAGATCCATTTGGTGTATCATTACTAGCAATATTTACCTGTATGGATCCAGTGGGATCTTTACAGTCTACCGATTTAGGTCTATTAACATAAAGATAAATAAAGTTTGAGGGAACAATAATGCCAACACAAGTACAATTTAGACGAGGAACTACCACCCAGAATAATGCATTTACTGGTGCAGCTGGAGAGCTCTCTGTCGACACAACATTAAATATATTAAGACTCCATGACGGATCTACTGCTGGTGGATTTACACTTGTTGGGGCAACTGCTACTCAAACCCTAACAAATAAAACTCTAACTAGCCCAACACTTACTGCCCCTGTTCTTGGGACTCCAGCAAGTGGTACATTAACAAACTGTACTGGTCTACCAGTTTCAACTGGTATTTCTGGTCTTGGCACTGGTATTGCTACATTCTTGGCTACTCCGTCATCGGCTAACTTAGTCGCAGCAATGACTGATGAAACTGGTTCTGGTGCATTAGTATTTGCTGGTGGTGCATTAGGTACTCCAAGCTCTGCTACACTAACTAATGCTACTGGTCTACCATTAACTACTGGTGTTACTGGTACATTGCCAGTGGCAAATGGTGGTACTGGTGTTACAACTTCTACTGGTACTGGTGCTGTTGTTCTTGGCACTAGCCCAACATTAACAACTCCAAGTTTCTCTAGCATTGTTAATACAGGTACGCTAACACTTCCAACATCTACAGATACTTTGGTTGGTCGTGCAACAACTGATACTTTAACAAACAAAACTATTGCTGCTGGTTCTAATACAATTTCTGGTCTAACCAACAGTAACCTTTCTGGTACTGCTGGTATTACTAATGCCAATTTGGCAAATAGTTCTATTACAATTAATGGTAGTTCAGTAAGTTTAGGTGGATCGATTACAGTTGCAGCTACTGCTTCTAATGCTTTAACTATTGGCACTGGTTTATCAGGCACTTCTTATAATGGATCTACCGCAGTTACTATTGCAATCGATTCAACTGTTGCTACTTTAACTGGAACTCAGACTTTAACAAATAAAACTATTTCTGGTGCAAACAATACATTATCAAATATTGGTAATGCTTCTCTCACAAACAGTTCTATTACTGTTGGTACTACAGCTATCTCATTAGGTGCTTCTAGCACTACTATTGCTGGTTTGACATCTATTGATGCTACTGCTGGATCAACTTCTTTCTTTGCTACTCCAACTGCCCCAGCATTGTTTGCTGCTGGTACTGCTATTACTATTGGCGCAACTACTGGTACTACAACTGTTAGAAATTCTTTAGTTGTTACTGGTGATTTGACTGTTAATGGTACAACTACTACTGTTAATTCAACAACAATTACTGTTGATGACATTAATATTGAATTGGGTTCTACAGCTTCTCCAACTGATGTTACTGCAGCTGGAGGTGGTATCACTCTTAAAGGTACTACTGATAAAACAATTACTTGGGGTGCAACTAATGGTTGGACTTCTACAGAAGATCTTAATGTCGCTTCTGGTAAAATCTATAGAATTAATGGAACATCAGTTCTATCAGCCACAACATTAGGATCTGGTGTTACTGGTTCTAGTTTAACATCTGTTGGAACAATTGGTACTGGTACTTGGCAAGGTACAGTTGTTGGTGCTACTTATGGTGGTACTGGTGTTAATAACGGATCAAGCACAATTACTCTTGGTGGTAATCTTACTACTTCTGGTGCGTTTGCTCTTACATTAACCCAAACTGCAGCAACTAACGTAACTCTACCAACTACTGGTACTCTTGCTACCCTAGCTGGAACTGAGACATTAACTAATAAAACTATCGCAGCTGGATCAAATACTATCAGCGGATTGACTAATAGTAATCTATCTGGTACTGCTGGTATTACTAATGCCAACTTGGCGAATAGTTCTGTTACTATTGGTTCTACTTCAATATCACTTGGTGCAACTTCTACTTCTCTTGCTGGTATAACATCGATTACGTATGCTGGTTCTACTTCTGGAACTACTCAGATTCTTTCGGGCGCAATTGCTGGTACTAGCGTACTAACATTACCAGTCGCTACAGATACTTTGGTTGGTAAAGCAACTACTGATACACTAACTAATAAATCATTAACAAGTCCAACTGTAACTGGAACTCAGAATAACAATTCTATTGTTTATGAAACTACATTTAGTCAGGCAAGTATTACTACTCAAACTGCAGTTCATACTTTCCCTATTGCTACTTATCGTGGTGCTTCGTATGTATTCTCAATTACAAATGGTTCATTCTATAAGATTGCCAAAGTATTAGTTATTCATGATGGTACAACTGCAGTACAGAGTGATGCTTACATTGATGACGTTGAAATTTCAACTGGAACTCAAAATACAACATATTCGTTTGATATTTCTGGTGGTAATCTTAGACTACTAGTAACTGCTGCATCTGGAACAGCTACCGTAAAAGGTATGGTATCAATGATTGTGGTATAAAGGATAATTATGGCGGTAGCTACTAGAGAACAATTAAAACAGTATTGTCTACGTGATTTAGGAGCACCTGTACTTGAAATTAACGTAGATGATGATCAATTAGAAGATCGTATTGATCAATCATTAGAGTTTTGGCGTCTTTACCACTATGATGGTATTGAGAAATTATACATGAAGCAGCAAATCCGTGCTTCAGAAATTGTTATTGAAGAATCAATTGCAGAAACATTTAATTTAGAAGACATTATCGTTGGTCAATCTTCTGGAGCAAAAGCAAAAGTATCTAGAGAAGGTGGTCGTCCATCACATGGTACTCTACTTTTAGTAAGAGGTATTACTGGCGAATTCGAAATAGGTGAGACTATAGTTGCTGGCAGTGGTCAAACTGCAACCTTAGTGTCTGCAACTAAACGTGAGTATGACAACAAGTATATTGAGATCGATGATTGGGTTTACGGCATTACTCGTGTAATTCCTTTTGCTCAAGCATCATCTTCAAAGAATTTATTCGATTTACAGTATCAATTACGTTTGAATGATTTGTATGACTTGTCATCCACTTCAATCGTTTACTTTAAAACTGTAATGAGCCATTTGGCCATGCTGGACTTAGAGTTAAATGGTTATCCACTCTATCGTTTCAATCGTTTACAAAGTCGTTTATACCTAGACATCAACTGGGAAACAGACATTCCACTAGGTGATCATATTATTGTTGAAGCATATCGTGCTTTAAATCCAGCAGAGTTTAATAAAGTTTGGAATGAAAATTGGTTGAAGCGTTACGTAACTGCGCAGTTTAAGCGTCAGTGGGGAACTAATCTTAAAAAGTTTTCTGGTATTCAACTTCCTGGTGGTGTAACACTTGATGGTGATAAACTTTATCAAGAAGCTATGGATGAGATTCGTGCTCTTGAAGATGAATTGCAAAATAAATCTGCGCCACTTGAATTCTTCTTAGGATAAAATGTCTACAGTTAATGTATACTTTACTCAGGGAACTAAGAACGAACAATATTTAGTTGAAGACCTGATTATTGAATCTCTAAAGATTTTCGGTCAGGAGATGTTTTACATTCCCAGAACATTAATTTCAAAAGATGAAATTCTTGGTGAGGATCGTTTAAGTCAATTTAAAACTGCATTTCCAATTGAAATGTATTTTGAGAACGTAGACTCTTTTGCTGGTCAGGGTGCTTTTATTCAGAAATTCGGTTTGATGATGGAACAGTCTGCAACATTGGTTGTTGCTCGTAGACGCTGGGATCAATTAATTGGTCGTTATAAAGCTACCCAAATACCAATTAGACCAAACGAAGGTGATCTTCTTTATTTCCCATTGACTAAAGGTATGTTCGAAATTAAATTCGTACAGCATCAAGATCCATTTTATCAACTTGGTAAACTTTATGTTTATAAACTTCAGGTTGAATTGTTCCAATATTCTTCTGAGTTTATGGATACTGGTATTACAGATATTGATACTTTTGAATCCCTAAAAACATTTAATACAAATACTACTAGAAATTCTCATGGGCAGGTTACTAGTATTAGTGTTTTAAATCAAGGGTCTGGTTATACTGCACCACCAATACTATCGTTTTTAAGTAATTCTGGAAGCGGAGCCAGTGCAGAAGCTGTACTTGGTACTGGTGCAAATGCTGGTAAAGTTGTTAGCATAAATGTTACTGCTAGCGGAACTGGTTATCAGACCAATCCAATTGTAGTCTTTACACCAAGCGATGATCATGATCCTATAATTCCTGCAGAAGGATTGGTTAATATTGAAATAGACATAGATAAAGTTGAATCTTTTGCAGATAATAATAAATTTAAAACACAAGCAGCAGATATTTTGTTTAGCGCATCAAATCCTTTTGGTGATATAGATACTACTCATAACCCATAATGTTAAATAATAATGTTTTCTATCATGGAATAATTCGAAAGACTATCGTTTCATTCGGTAGTCTTTTCAGCGACATTTATATTGATAGAAAACAAGGTGACTCTGTTACTGGTGAAACACTTCAACGTCTACAGATTCCACTTGCTTATGCTCCAAAAGAAAAGTGGATCGTTCGTTTAGATTCAGATCCTACTTTAGAAAATAATACTTACGTTTCTCTTCCACGCATGTCGTTTGAGATTACTGGTTATCAATATGATGCTGTAAGAAAAACAAATCGTATGCAGAAAATTACATGTGGTGATTCTTCTACATCAATGTCTTACATGTATGCTCCAGTTCCTTATAACATTGACATCTCTCTTTATATTCTTACGAAAACCCAAGAAGATGCTATGCAAATTATTGAACAGATTCTTCCTACGTTTACCCCAGAATACACATTGTCAATTAATGTAGTTCCAGAGATGAACGTAAAACAGGATGTTCCTGTTATTCTAAATAGCATTACTGTTCAAGATGATTACGAAGGTGATTTTCAAACTCGTAGGTTTGTTACTCATACATTAACTTTTACACTAAAGACCAATCTTTATGGTGCTGTTAGTGGTCAGGGGGTTATTTCAGAAGTTAATGCAAATATTGGTGTTAAAGAAATTAATATACCAAACAGAGTTTATGTTGCGCAGGGTGATTCTACAACAGCAACAATTTCGGATGAACATTGGACAAATAACTTTTAATAATGGCACAAATTTATAATGCAAATGTGAATTTAAAAGCATCGGGGGTAAAGGTTCAATTTACTCCAGAGCAAGTGCAGGAATGGTTAAAGTGTGCAGCTGATCCAATATACTTTATTGAAGAGTATTGTAAGATTGTTTCGCTTGATCATGGTTTGATTCCCTTTAAACTTTATGATTGTCAGCGAGAGAAAGTTAAAATTATCCATGAGAATAGAAAAATTATTCTCATGGAAGGTCGTCAGCAGGGCAAGACGACTACGTCAGCAGCATATATTCTTTGGTATACTATTTTCCAAGAATCTAAAACTGTGGCTATCCTTGCAAATAAAGCAACTGCTGCAAGAGAGGTTCTTCATCGTTATCAATTGATGTATGAGAATTTACCTCATTGGTTACAGCAGGGAGTTATTACTTGGAACAAAGGTGATATTGAATTAGAAAACAAGTCACTGGTATTTACAGCAGCAACAACTGCTTCTGGTATTCGTGGTAAATCTGTTAACATGCTTTACGTTGACGAAACTGCCATTATTCCAAACACTGTTGCAGAAGATTTCTTTACATCAGTTTATCCAACTATTTCTGCTGGTGAAACTACAAAGATTCTTTTATCTTCAACACCATTAGGTTACAATCACTTCTGGAAATTCTGGAATGATGCTGAAAATAAAAGAAACGATTTTATTCCATTGTTTATTCCTTATTGGAAAATTCCTGGAAGAGATGAAGCATGGGCTGAAACTCAACGTCGTCAACTTGGTGAGTTGAAGTTTAATCAAGAGGTTCTATGTAAGTTTCTTGGTTCAAGTCTTACGCTTATTAATGCTGATTACATTGCTAAGATGTCCATTGGTCAGATGACTTATAGTAAAGATGGTTTAGATATATACGAAAAACCAAAAAAAGGTCATACGTATGTTATCGTGGCAGATACTGCAAAGGGAGTTGGAGGAGACTACTCTGCATTCACGATTATAGATATCACAGAAGTACCTTACCGACTTATCGGTAAATATAGAAATAACATAATTAGCCCACTCCTATATCCAAATGTTATATTTGAAGTAGGCAAACAATACAATTACGCATACGTACTAGTTGAGGTAAATTCTTCTGAACAGGTTCCTCATATTCTTTACCAAGAGTTAGAATATGAAAACATCCTTTTCGTAAATAGAACTACAGGATCTCAGGTTGTTTCTGGTGGCTTTGGTGGGGGTAAAACTCAACTAGGTGTTAATACCGATAAGAAAGTAAAACGTATCGGTTGCCATAACTTTAAATCCTTAGTAGAAGAAAATAAGTTAATTATAGAAGATGCCGATACTATATCGGAGATATCGACCTTCATCGAAGCTAAAGGCACATATATGGCGGATGATGGTTATCATGATGACTTGGTAATGAGTTTAGTTCTGTTTAGTTGGCTTACAACCAACCCTTATTTTAAAGACCTAAATAATATTAATCTGAGAGAAATAATGTATAAGAAACAGATGCAGGCGATCGAAGATGAGTTAACGCCATTCGGAGTTTATGACGATGGGAATAGTGAGGAGAAAGCACCCCTAAATTTCTAGTTCAGAAATGTGGTATTTCATAAATAAATTAGTGATGACCATGCCCATGCTTGTCAAAACAAAATAACAATGTTCATGTAATAAGGAGAATTACAATGCCTTTTCAATTAAGTCCTGGCGTTGCAGTCGTAGAAAAAGACTTTACCTCTATCGTTCCAGCCGTAGCCACCTCAACTGGTGCTTTTGCTGGTACGTTTCAATGGGGTCCAGTTTTAGAACCAGTAACTATTAATTCTGAAAACAATCTAGTTTCAAGATTTGGTAAACCAACTGAAGACAATGCAACCTCATTTTTCACTGCTGCAAACTTCCTATCATACTCCAACAATCTTTTAGTTGTTCGTGCTGATACTGCTAACCATCGCAATGCTGTTGCCACTCAATCTGGTACAGTTACTAGAGTATCGGTTGGTGGTACAAATAGTGGTTATTCTTCAACTGCTGCTGTACCAACTATTACTGTTGGTGCTCCAAATCTGGCTGGTGGTACACAAGCTGTTTTAACTGCTGTTCTTTCTGGTGGCGCAATTTCTGCTGTAGCAGTTTCTGCTGGTGGTTCTGGTTATTCTGGTAATCCAACTGTAGTTATCACTTCTTCTGGTGGCGGTTCTGGCGCAACATTTAGCGTAACAACTTCTGGTGGTGTAATTACTGCTATTACAGTTGTTACTGGTGGTTCTGGATACAAAGGTACTGTTACTGCTTCTTTCTCTGGTGGTGGTGGCTCTGGTGCTTCTGCTGGTGCAGTTACTGTTGGTTCATCAAGTATTTCTAATGTTATTATAACTAATCCAGGTTCTGGTTATACTTCTGCCCCATCTGCAACTCTTTCTGGCACTGCTACTCTAACAACTAATATTACTGTTGGTGGTATTAAAATTAATAACACTGATGTTTATACTACATCTTATGTTAATGGTGCTGGTGTAGTTGGCGAATTTGCTGCGAAATATCCAGGTGCTTTAGGTAATTCTATTACTGTTTACATGGCTGATTCTGCCACATACAATTCTTGGACTTACAAAAATGAATTTGATTCTGCTCCAGGTACTTCTAGTTATGTAGAAAATGCTGGTGGATCTGATGATGAACTACATATTCTTATTGTTGATACACTAGGTCAGTGGACTGGTATTATGGGTGCAACTTTAGAGAAATTTGCTTTTGTTTCTAAAGCATCTGATTCAAAGAAATCTGATGGTACAAACAACTACTACCGTGATGTTTTAAATAGTCGTTCAAAATATGTATGGTGGATGGATCATCCAACTGCTGGAACTAACTGGGGCGATGCTGCTCTTGGAACTTCATTCGATACATTATTTACTGCATATGATGTAGATCTATCTGGTGGTGTTGATGATCTTACTGCAACTGATGGTCAGTTAATGACTGCATGGAATATTTTCTCTGACGATAGCCAGTATGATATTTCTCTATTGCCAGTTGGTAAAGCATCTAGCGCTGTTGCAAATAGCATTATCGCTATGGCTGAATCACGTGCTGATTGCGTTGTTTTTGTTTCTCCAGAAAACGTAGAAACTGGTGATATCATTATTGGAATTGGTAGCGATGCTACTGATCAAATCAATGAATATCGTAATGAACTACCATCAACTTCATACGCTGTTCTTGACTCTGGTTACAAATATCAGTACGATCGTTATAATGACAAATATCGTTGGGTTCCATTAAATGGCGATGTTGCTGGTACATGTGCTCGCACTGATTCACAACAAGATCCATGGTTCTCTCCTGGTGGTCTAAATCGTGGTCAAATTAAGAACGTAGTTAAATTGGCAGTTAACCCAAGCAAAACTGATCGTGATGCTCTTTACAAGAATGGTGTAAACCCAGTAGTTACATTCCCTGGTCAGGGTACTGTTCTATATGGTGACAAGACTCTATTGGCTAAACCAAGTGCGTTTGATCGTATTAACGTACGTCGTCTATTCATTATTCTTGAGAAATCAATTGCAACTGCTGCTAAATTCCAGTTGTTTGAATTCAACGACAGCTTTACTCGTGCTCAATTCCGTAACTTGGTAGAACCATTCTTACGTGATGTTCAGGGTCGTCGTGGTATTACTGACTTCGTTGTTAAATGTGATGACACAAACAACACTGGCGAAGTTATTGATGCCAACCAATTCGTTGCTGATATCTTTGTTAAGCCAAATCGTTCTATCAACTTTATCACTCTCAATTTCGTTGCTGCTCGCTCTTCTGTAGCGTTTAGTGAAATTGGCGGTGGTCAATAATAGAGATAAATAAAGGATAAAGGAGATAACAAATGGCAAATATTGCTGACTTTAAAGCCGTAATGATTGGTGGCGGTGCACGCCCAAATCAATTCCGTGTTGAATTATCATTTCCATCATATGTTACTGGCGGTATTGTAGCTGGACAGCAAGCACAGTTCTTGTGTAAAGCTGCTCAGTTACCAGCTTCTACAGTAGAGAACATCGGTGTTCTATATCGTGGTCGCCCAGTAAACTTTGCTGGTGAACGTACTTTCCAACCATGGACAATTACACTCTATTCTGACACATCATTCAATATCCGTAATGCTATCGAACAATGGCAAGCAGGTATTCAGAACTATGGTTCAACTACTGGACGTACAAATCCACGTGACTACCAAGTTGATATGAATGTTCATCAGTTAGATCGTAATGGTGCAACTGTTAAGACTTATAAATTTGTTGATGCTTACCCAGTATCAATCGGTGCTATCGGTCTTGATTTTGAACAACAAAACCAAATTGAAACTTTTGATGTTGAGTTCCAATACAACTACTTCACTAGCAACTCTACTGAAGGTAATAGTTTTGGCGTTAATGTTTCCATAAATACACCAATCGGTACATTACCAATTCCAATCTAATTCGTTAGGTAAATTTAATTATGCAGGTTTTTGGATTTGAAATAAAACGTAAAAAAGAACAGTCGGATGTGGGGAGTGTTGTATCTCCCTCATCCGACGATGGTTCTACTGTAGTCGCCTCAGCCAGTGCCTATTATGGCATGGTTATGGACGTTGAAGGTGTCGTTAAGAATGAGAATGATTTAATTCGTCGCTATCGCGAGGCTGCTCAATATGCAGATTGCGATGCAGCGATTGAAGACATTATCAACGAAGCGATTATCTCTGATGAGCATGAGCAGACTATTAAGGTAAATCTTGATAAGCTAAAAGTATCTGATGGCATTAAGAAAAAAATTCGAGAAGAATTTGAAAACGTCCTACGTCTATTCAAGTTTAATATTAAAGGACATGATATTTTTCGTTCTTGGTATATCGATGGTCGTCTTTACTATCATATACTTATTGACGAAAAGAATATTAAACAAGGTATTGTTGAAATGCGTTATGTGGATCCCAGAAAGATCCGTCGCATTAAAAACGTAACTAAAGATCGTACTCCAGAAGGAGTTGAGATTGTAAAGAAAGTTGATGAATATTTTCTTTACAATGACAAGGGTATTACTGAGCAGTCAACTCAGGGTGTAAAACTTTCGCTTGATTCGATTGTTTATTGCCCTTCTGGTTTGCAAGATGCAAACACTGGGATGACATTATCCCCATTGCATAAAGCAATTAAACCAGTAAACCAGTTAAAGATGATTGAAGATGCAGTAGTGATATATCGTATCTCTCGTGCTCCAGAACGTAGAGTATTCTATGTTGATGTGGGTAATTTACCTAAGTTAAAAGCCGAGCAGTATGTAAATGATATCATGAACAAGTTCCGCAACAAAGTTGTGTATGATGCAACTACTGGCGAAACACGTGATGATCGTAAACATCTTTCAATGATGGAAGATTTTTGGATGCCTCGTCGTGAAGGTGGTAAAGGTACTGAGATTACTACTCTTCCTGGTGGACAGAATTTGGGCGATATTCAAGATATTGAATACTTCCAGAAAAAATTATATCAGGCATTAAACGTGCCCATGTCACGTATGATGCAGTCTCAAGGGTTTAGCCTTGGACGCTCACAAGAAATTACTCGTGATGAGATTAAGTTTAGTAAATTTATTTCTCGTTTACGTAAAAAGTTTTCTTTATTATTTTCTGATACATTGCGTGTTCAGTTAGTATCAAAAGGTATTATTCGTGCTGATGAATGGGATGACATGTCCAACTTTATCACTTTTGATTATCAAGAAGATAACCACTTCAATGAATTAAAAGATGCTGAATTATTAACTAATCGTATTCAGATTTTGCAACAACTTGATCCATACATTGGTAAGTATTATTCTTCAATGTGGGTTCGTAAAAATATCTTAATGCAAACTGATGCTGACATTGAACAAATGGATGAAGAGATGGCAGAAGATAATGATGTTAAAATGCAGCATGCAGAATTAGATGGAACTGTGGCTGGTGTTCAACAAACTGCTCAGCAGAATTATTTTGTTAAGAATGCACTACCAGATCCTAATGAACAGACACAACAAGGGGAAAATAAATGAGTAACACTAGAAATTTGATTAACGCAATCGCTGATGGTAATGCACTAGAAACTGAATCTTCTTTTAATGCTGCAATCGCTGAAAAGATTGCATCAAGTTTAGACACTATGCGTCAAACTATAGCACAAAATATGTTTAAGACTGCTGAACCCGTAGCAGAAGTTGAGGGTGAATCAAATGTCTGATTTAGTAAACTCAGTAGTCCAAGCATTAAATCAAGCAAACGCTACATCTAATATTTTCACTCAACAGGTTGATGAACTTAAAACTCCAGTCGCGACTGATGTTCAAGAAACTGGTATGACTGAGGCTGAATTAGAAGAAGCTAAAAAGAAAAAAATGGACAAGTGCTAATGTACTACGGTCAGTTCTCTAAAACTATTCTTAACAATTCCACTGGTTTGGATATTGTTGAAACATTCCATTCATATGGAAATGTAATTAAAAGAACTGCACATAATTTAATTTATATTAATGATAGTGAAACTGATTTTAAAACAATTGAAGAAGCAAGAACATACATTAAGACAAAACAACAATCAGATAATTTAGAAGAAACTGCCACACAAGAGGTTTACGAAGAAATTACAGCAAACCGCATCGCAAATATTATTAAAGAATATCACGATATTAAAGTTACAGATACTCTTATTGAATCATACGTTGAACTTGCTTCTTCAAACATTTTTACTATCGATCCGATTGTTCAAGATATCCGTAAGCTAAACAAATTAGATGTTGTAGTTGAAGGTAAAGTTCATTATGAACTAGCCGATGGTTCTATAATTGCTATTAGTGAATCTATGCAAGATTTACTAAATAACTTATTACAAGACCAAAAAGAAATTATCGAGTATATGAGAGAGAGAAAAGAAAACTTCCTTCATGTACTTGAAAGAATAGAGGAATAAAAATGGCAATGTATTTAACAAATCTTAGAAATACTAATCAAGAAATTATCATTCACTTTGATGCAGTAGATGTCTCAGAAGCAACTATTAACATTGCAAATTTAGCTGCATCATCTCAAACAAGAAACAGCGATGCCCCATTAGTAAATATTGCTCGTTTTGTATCTACTGGTGAAGATGGCGCAAGTGTTACTGTTGTTCGTGATGGTAAAAATATCATTGCTTGTGCTCCAGAAAATGCTCCATTCTTAGATTTAACATCCATGGGAATTGGCGATAACCAAAAAGCAGATAAAGATATTGTTATTAAAAACAATGTAGCTAAACAGGTTACTGGTTATATCACTCTACGTAAAGTAGCTGGCTGGTCTACCAAAGTTGAACCAGCTACTTATGGTTCTTACGATGATGTCACAAGAGTTGGTGCTCGTACTGATGTTTCTGGTTCACCAGATAAAGTGTAAGGAACTAATATGAAACTAATTAGAGAAGTATTAGAAAATCCTGTTAATCTAGTTACTGAAAGTAACATTGGTAAAGGTAAGACTCATTTTATTGAAGGTGTATTCCTTCAGTCAGAATTGCAAAACCGTAATGGTCGTATGTATCCAGAGAAAACTATGGATAAAGAAGTCGGTCGTTACATTAAAGAATATGTCGAGAAGAATCGTGCTTACGGTGAACTTGGTCATCCAGAGAATCCACAGATCAATTTAGATCGTGTTTCTCATCTGATCACTTCACTACGCAAAGAAGGCACTAATTACATCGGCAAAGCAAAGATTCTAGAAACACCTATGGGCAAAATCGCTATTGGTTTGCTTGATGGTGGCGCAAACCTTGGCGTGTCTAGTCGAGCACTTGGATCCCTCCAGACAAATAATGAGGGTGTTCAAATTGTTCAGGACGATTTTATGCTGTCTACAGCAGCAGACATCGTTGCCGACCCATCTGCACCAGATGCTTACGTACGTGGGATTATGGAAAGTAAAGAATGGGTTTTCGTTGATGGAAAGTTTGTGGAAAAACATATTGAAGAAGCGCAACGATTTATTCGTAAAACTTCTTCACGTAATCTAGAAGAAGCGAAGATCCTCGCTTTTCAGAATTTCCTTCGTGAAATTCGCTAAATAATAAATAATTATAGAACTATTCCAGTTAGGAGAAAAACCGATGTCAATCGAACAAAAAATCGCTGAGATGCTTGCCGAGTCTAATAAACAAAGATTAGATGAGTCTAAGCCAATGGGCAATGAAGGTGGCAGTAATTCTGCTAAAGGTAGCGCACAGTCTGGTGATCAGTCTGTAATTCGTACTGCTACTAATACTATTCCTGCAACAGCTGAAGTTGCTAATCCAGAAAATAATAAAAACAATGTAGACAACGAAGATGAAGCTGCAAACGCTACATCTAAAAAGCCAAATGTTGCTACTGCAAAAGCTGAAGCTGGTGACCAGTCTCCAATAGTTGCTGGTCCAACTGGTGCTAAACCAAACATGAAAGAGGATGTTGATGCTCTTTTAAATGGTGAAGAACTAAGTGAAGAATTTAGACAGAAAGCTGAAACAATTTTTGAAGCTGCTGTTATGAATCGTGTCAAGTCTGAACTTACACGCATTCAAGAAGAAAATGAAATTAAACTTGCTGAGCAAGTTGAAAGCATTAAAGAGGGTCTTGTTGAGAAGGTTGATGGATATCTCGACTACGTTGTCGAGCAGTGGATTGCACAAAATGAAATAGCCCTTGAGCATGGTATGAAATCTGAGATTCTCGAAGGTTTTGTATCTGGATTGAAGAGTCTCTTTGAAGAGCACTATATCGATATTCCTGAAGAGAAATATGATGTTATGGGTTCATTAGAAGAACAAGTTGCAGAACTCGAAGCCAAATTGAATGAAACAGTTGAGTCAAACATTGAGTTGAATAAAACTCTCAGTGAATTGAAGCGTGCTGAATTAGTTCAAGAAGCCTCAAATGGTTTAGCAGATACTCAAGCTGAAAAGCTAAAGGATCTTGCTGAAGAATTGACTTATGAAGATGACGCAACTTTCAAAACTAAGTTACAAACTATCCGTGAAAATTATTTCACTACTAAAGCACAATCAGATGTTAAATCTGTAGTTACTGACACTCCTGTAGATACCCTAACTGAAGAAAAGAAATTAGATCCAGTTATGGCACGTTACACTAGCGTTCTCAACCGCAACAAATAAAAGGAAATCTAAAATGACTATTCGTCAAGATCTTATCAAAAAATGGGCTCCAGTTCTCGATCATGAGGGCGCAGCTCCAATCAAGGAACAGTATCGTCGTGAAGTTACTGCTGTTCTATTAGAAAACCAAGAACGTGAAATGTATCAAGCACGTCAAGCAATGGGCGAGCTAAACGAAGCTGCTCCTGCTAACTCTGTTGGTTCATATGGCGACACTGGTGGTTTTGCTAAGTTTGATCCAGTATTGATCAGCTTGGTACGTCGTGCAATGCCACAACTTATCGCTTATGATGTTGCTGGTGTTCAGCCAATGACTCAACCAACTGGCTTGATTTTCGCAATGAAGTCACGTTATTCAACTCAAGGTGGTACAGAAGCGTTGTTCAACGAAGCTGATACTGATTTCTCTGGTACTGGCACTCATGCTGGTTCTTCTTGGAATCCAAGTTCTAACACTACTGGTACTGGTTTGGCTACTTCTGCAGCTGAGCGTCTTGGCCAAGGTGGTGTTGGTGATGGTTCTTTCGGTGCAATGGCTTTCTCTATCGAAAAGCGTTCTGTAACTGCTAAGACTCGTGCTTTGAAAGCTGAATACTCTATCGAATTAGCACAAGACATGAAGTCTGTTCATGGTCTTGACGCTGAAGGCGAATTGAGCAACATCCTTTCAACTGAAATTCTTTCAGAAATTAACCGTGAAGTTATTCGTACTATCTACACTACTGCTAAAGTTGGTGCTCAAGTTGGTACTACTACTGCTGGTACTTTCGACTTAGACGTTGACTCTAATGGTCGTTGGTCTGTTGAGAAGTTCAAAGGTCTATTGTTCCAAATCGAACGTGAAGCCAATGCTATCGCTCAGCAAACTCGTCGTGGTCGTGGTAACTTCATCATCTGTTCTTC